CATAATTCAACAGAGGTAGTCGTTGATCCAATCAGTTTTGAACCTTACGTTCCTAACTCTTTACCGACATTGTGAGGGAGTGTTACATTACAACAATCACAAATTGCCAACCAAGATGCTTGGGAGGCTTTAGAGACTGAAGTGGGATTCTCTACAATAACAAACTTAAGATATACTTCGGCTGGGTCATATATTACTGATTTCTTTGTGGACAATAACATTGCATTCACATCACAAAATGTTGTGTTGTTAGCACCATTGATCAAAATGTATGCTACACAGAAATTGAATAACCCAAACATCAACTCATCATCATTCCAAAATCAATTGAGTACGTATTTGGGAAGAGAAGATGACATCCAAGATGTTTTCTTAAATGGTGTTTTGGAATCATTACGAACCAATTTAAGTGACCAAGTTCAATTACCTGAGAGGGTTGTTAAAAGTGTAATTAGTGGAGAACAAAGTAAGGTTGAAAACTATGAGGTCTTCAAAGCTCTGAATGATAAGTGGATTGCTGGAGGTGATTACAAGACAAAGACCTTGTTTGAAGATTTCTTGTTTATGGACAGGGCGTCTAGAAATATTGGAGATACTATTCTAATCGACATATTCGAGTTAAAAAATATGTTCAGTGAAAATTCTTTGAACCAAGCAATGAGTGTGTTCACATTTATTGGAGGTATTCTAATCAAGAATAATTTTACTGTGATGCCTTTACCAGCATATGTGAACTTTTATAACGTACAAGATGTTGATGGAGTTTCTTCTCCAAAACCAGAAGGGTCACTACAATTCGCTAATAGTTTGTGGGGAACGTTCTTGGATGTTGATTACAGAAATTCAGGTCCGAAAATGATCTGTTTCTACACAGGTAAACCATCTCAATATTTGAACTTACCGAAACAAAATTCAAGGTTTAGAGATGACGCTTTTGAAATGAGAAGGGCATCAGACAATCCATTGATTGAAGATCAACAAGGAAAGAAAGATTGGGCTTTATCAAACAAGTGTGTTGGGTTCAACGTTGATGTCGGAACAAGGAATCAAAACATTTTTTATTCCTTTACCGTGTCTCAAGACAATGGAGTTGCAACCTCTGAATCAATTAACACCCAATTGAACATGGTTGATCAAGCTTCGGGTCGAGCTGTTGCAACACAAAATAATAGTTTATTTAACCTTTATAAACAAAGAAGTTATAAGTGTTCAGTTGTTAGTTTGGGCAATGCTTTATTGCAACCTACTATGTATTTCAACCTCAGACATGTTCCCATGTTCAATGGTCCATACATGATTACTGATGTGTCCCACTCAATACAGCCAGGAACGTTCCAAACAACGTTCAATGGAGTAAGACAAGGGGTTTATGATTTACCGGCAATCGATAGTTTCTTACAAAGTATTAACCAAAATCTAATAACAAGACTAGAAGAAATTCTAAAAATCAATAAAGATCAGGTTACTGTATCAGGAACAACAAACAATATCAAATCTGATAGCGTTGTGCAAAAAGCAGATAATACATTGGATACTACCAATTCATGTAATTCTAAGTTAGATTCTGTTTATCTTAACGCTAGTCTAGGTTATGAGGCTGTCAATGGAACTGCAACAGAAGTTTCACCAGAGGAATTCGCGGCGGTTCTTAAAAGGATTGTGCCTAATGACGAACAACTACAAACAATTATTTATTGTATATCTTACATAAGAACTTTCCAAGTAAGTTCCAATACCAAATTAGGTAAATTCTATGCTTGGAATAATAACTTAGCAACTTTAAGTTTGGATGTGAATTGGGGAGGACAAGTATCATTATTACCTAGAACTTACAGTTGTATAAATGTAAAAACAACTGACTCTAAAAGTACTTCATTACCTATAACTCATTTCAGTTCTTTGGATGATTATGTTAGATTCATGGCGGGAAAATTAAGGGCAAGAGTTTCTGAAATTTTACAACCTGGTATGGGATTGGCGAAATACTATGTTTGTCTTTGGCCACAGAAAAGCATCGACCTCGATTACTACGATCAAAACAAACCTAGATTTGCACAGACTGAACAGACATTCTTTGAAGCTTTAGCGTCTGCAGTTCGTGTTGGGCTAATCAACGCTGATGGATCAACGAAATTAAAGGAGGATATTAAAAAAGACACAAATAACTCAACGGCACCGAATGTCACTCCAACTCCAAGTCCTGTTGTAGGATGTCCACCACCAGCAATCAAATCATTCTCACCAAGTGCTGGATACATAGGAACAATTATTCAACTCAACGGAACAAACTTCGAATCGATTAAATCGATAACTGTTGCGGGTCAAGTAGTAAATCTTAGTACAGTTAGAGTGTTTAATCCACAAACTCTGAGATTCACATTACCTGACATTATTATACCGTCAGGACAAAATCTTGTACAAGGTAAGATTGTTATTACTACAGATTCAGGAGTTTCAGAAACCCCATTGAATTTTACCTTCAATCCGGCATTGGTAAATATATCTGGTCTTTCTCCTGGAGGGTCGCAGAATGAAGTAACTGAGCAGCCTTCAATAACTCAACAAAATATCGCTGGATCAAATCCAAATCCACAAAATACTGGGCCTATAACTCTAATAGAAAGTAAAAAAGTTAAAGATGAGACAGGAAGTACTTCTGAGTTAGTGGTCAAAGTTAATCCTGAAGTTACGGGTTGGAAAATTAGTAAAACTAATTTATATAGTTACACTATCCGCAAAGTTGTAGATGGACCTAATAATACACTCGAATTAAAAGAAGTTAAAACATTAGATAATCAGAAACTTGAACAATTTGTTTCGGAAGACCAACAAGAATTTGAGGTAAACAAAGAACAAATGATTAAACTTCTAAATTTAGAAGATTTTAGGTTTGAAACTACCAAAACTATTGTAAATATAATTTTGATGGCAGTTCCTGATGATAAATCATTGAACCCTAAAAATGTCGACCTACCTTTTACTTTTGAACTTGATATTCCTCAAAACACTCCTCCGAATTTATTACAATTAAATTTGGTATCGGAGACGAATTCTGGTCCTTTACCAAACTTTAACGGTCCTAGTTACTATAATATTGAAAAACCGAATGGTGGATATTACACTTATTCGCTTGGAACCACAGTGAGAGGTGCTATTTTAGAACGAGATGGTAAATTGAATTTGGATAATGCGGTAATACAACCTGCGATAATTGACAGAGTTCCTGAATTAGATACTGTACCAATTACTATCCAAAGTGACGCTAGTACAAAATTCACTAAGTTGATTAAAGTTTCATCATTGGGGACTTTTCAGATGGGAATAAGATATACTGTCCCAGAGTTCCCGAACGCAGGATTTAACGCAACGTCAGAAAAGATTATTTTATAACATAACAACATATTTATATAAAAAGATTCTTATGAACATTAAATCAGCATTAGACAATTATCTTGGTAAATCAGTTAGATATTCTCAAGAAGACAACGGAGATGGAACTAAACAAGTTTGTGACTTGGATACAGGTGATTGTTACACAGTAAGAGAAAGGGATGGACTTATCGAAAGAGCGGGTCATCAAACTACTGCAAACCGAAAGGTTAGAGTAGAAACCGCTAACGGAATAAAAACATTATTAAATGGTTAAGCAATGAGTTTAGATAAAAAAATTATAAGTGAGATACAAAGGTATCAAAAAATAAATCAATATATAATGGAACAAGCTGGAGATGTTCCCGCAGATCCTGGATTAGCGGCATTAACTCCACCTGCGCCAGCACCTGAGGCGGGGGCACCTGCACCGGCAGGAGCACCACTTCCGGCAGATGAAACCCCTCAACCCATCGATGTTGAGTCAGATCCAGAAGTCGAGAAAATTGACGATAAGGGAGAATCTGAAGAAACGGAATCAGGTTCAGAAGAACTTGACATCACTGAACTAGTCGATTCGCAAAAAAACATAGAGACTAAACAAGAAGAATATTTTAACAATCTATTCAGTCAACTAAGTGATCTCCAATCGAAACTAAGTGAGATGGATACGATTATGACAAAGTTAAACTCTTTGGAAAACAAAATTGAAAAATACAGAGAAAAAACTCCACAAGAAAAGTTGGAACTCAGATCATACGATTCTTATCCTTTTAATCAAAAACTATCTCAGTTTTTTGATGATAAGCAAGAAGAAATGGAAAAGACAGGAAAAAATGATTATATTTTGACAGCGGATGAAGTTACTGATATAAATGTTAATGACATTAAGAATTCATTCCAACCTGGTTCTATAGAACAAGATCCATACAAAACATCTTTTAGATAATCATCTATCACAATGTTTTAAAGGTATCTTCGGATACCTTTTTTATTTGACTAAAGTCGCACAATTAACTATTATTATATAAACAAATTACCTAACTAAATTAAAATTTATGAGTTCATTAGACGCCGTATTGGCACAGTACGAAAAAAATCAGCAAGGGGGCGGGGCCCAATCGAGAATGTCGCAAGACGAAAGAATGAAAAAGTATTTTGCTTTGATCTTAGGAGACAAAGAAAAATCAGGACAGAGAAGAGTTAGAATTCTCCCTACATCAGATGGATCATCACCATTCAAAGAAGCGTGGTATCATGAAATCCAAGTTGGAGGTCAGTGGCAGAAATTCTACGATCCAGGAAAAAATGACAACGAACGTTCACCTTTGAATGAGGTTTATGAAGAGTTGATGTCAACTGGTAAAGAATCTGACAAAGAATTGGCAAAACAATATAAATCACGTAAGTTTTATATTGTGAAGTTAATTGATAGAGACCATGAAGAAGATGGACCAAAGTTTTGGAGATTCAAACACAACTATAAGAACGACGGTATCTTAGACAAGATCATACCTATTTGGAGAAATAAAGGAGATATTACTGACCCTACTAATGGTAGAGATTTGGTTATTGAACTATCGAAAGCTAAAACACCTAAGGGTAAAGAGTATACAACTGTGTCAACTATCATGTATGATGATCCAGCACCAGTTCATACTGACAAAGCTCAATCAAAAGCTTGGATTGATGATGAATTGAGTTGGACTGATGTGTATTCCAAAAAACCTGTAGAATACCTTGAAGCAATCGCAAGAGGAGAAACACCTAAGTGGGACAACGAAAAGGGTGGTTACGTTTATGGTGACTCGTCAGTTTCCGAAGAAAGTTTCGGTGGAGGTTCTAAAAAATCCTCATACGTAGATCCACAAATGGATTCTGATATTGACTCAGATTTACCGTTCTAAATAACTTTACGAGCATAGGTCAAAAACCTATGCTCATTTTTACTTCATATTATGGCAATTAAAAAGAATGACTTCGAGAGTTTGAAGAAAAAATTTTCAACCTCTGCAAAATATAAACCCCAAAGATTTTTTGATTTGGGACCTGACTTCTTAGATGCAGTTGGACTTCCTGGTCCTGCAGTTGGACATTTGAATATGTTCTTGGGTCATTCGGATACCGGTAAAACTACCGCTTTGGTAAAAACGGCAGTTGATGCTCAGAAGAAAGGTATCCTCCCTGTATTCATTATTACTGAACAGAAGTGGAGTTTCGAACATGCCAAACTAATGGGTTTTCAATGTGAGGAAGTTGTTGATGAAGAAACAGGAGAACTCGATTGGGACGGATTCTATATTTTCAACAACAATTTTGACTATATTGAACAGATTACAGATTATATCAACAGCTTGTTAGATGCTCAAGAAAAAGGTGAGTTGGACTATAGTTTGTTGTTCTTATGGGATTCAGTTGGTTCTGTTCCATGTAAGATGACCTTTGAAGGTAAAGGTGGAAAACAACACAACGCATCTACATTGGCGGACAAAATAGGTATGGGTATCAACCAACGTATTTCAGGTTCACGTAAAGCAGATTCTAAGTATGAAAATACTTTGGTAATTGTTAACCAACCTTGGGTTGAATTACCTGACAATCCATTTGGACAACCGAAGATTAAAGCTAAAGGTGGTGAAGCCATTTGGTTAAACTCATCATTGGTATTTTTGTTTGGAAATCAAAAAGGGGCTGGAACAAACAAAATTACTGCAACAAAAGACAAGAGAAGTGTTAAGTTTGCCACAAGAACTAAAGTGTCTGTACTGAAAAACCACATCAATGGTTTAGGATACGAAGATGGAAAAATTATTGTTACTCCTCACGGATTTTTAGCGGGTAAAGAAGCATCAGAAGAAAAGACATCCATCGAAGCTTACAAAAAAGAATATGCCGATTATTGGAAAGATATTATTGGTTCTGATGGTGATTTCACCTTAAAAGAAGAAAAAGAAGATTAGTTTATTGTTCCACATTTAAATCACGAGTTGTGATTAAAACATTATTAGTTGACGGAGACAATCTGTTCAAAATTGGATTTCACGGAGTAAAAGAGTTATATAATGGTGGAGACCACTTAGGTGGAATTTACCATTTTATAAACATTATCAGAAAATTTTTAGAAGAACATAATCATGATAAAGTGGTTGTGTTTTGGGATGGAAGTTCAAACTCTTCCATAAGAAAATCCTTATATCCTCAATACAAAGCTAATAGAAAGCATGATATGAATGAGTTCAAATACGAATCATATCTACAACAAAAAGCCAGAGTTAAGCAATATTTGGAAGAAATCTTTGTTCGTCAGGTTGAAATGAAAAATAACGAAGCTGATGATCTGATTGCGTATTACTGTAAAATTTCTACAGACGAGAATATCATTATCTTTTCCGCAGACAAGGACCTCACCCAACTCATCTCAGAACGTGTTACAATATACTCTCCTACCTCTAAAATGTATTTGGGGTATGGTGACACCATTTCGATAAATAAGGTCAACATACCTCACCAAAACGTCTTATTAACAAAGATCTTCACGGGTGACAAATCGGATAACATCGATGGTATCGAATTACTAGGTGAAAAGACCTTAGTAAAACTTTTCCCTGAAATGTTGGAAAAACCATGTACTGTGGAAGAAATTTTGGATATTGCACGAAATAACACACAACCAAAAAAAATCAAAGCTTTAGAAAATATTTTGACTGGTAAAACCAAAAACGGTATACTTGGAGAAACTTTCTATGAGTTAAACAAAAAAATAGTAGATTTGTCCAACCCTTTAATTACCGATGATGGAAAAGAATTAGTAGAACAAATATACCAAGATACCATTGATCCATCTGATCGTGGTTACAAAAACTTAATGAGAATGATGATGGAGGATGGTCTCTTTAAGTATCTACCCAAAAACGATGAAGCTTGGGTTGATTTCCTCCGACCATTTATGAAACTTACACGAAAAGAAAAAAGAAACACAAACAAAATTTAATTCCTTCTATGAAAGAACAAGACAGTACAAAAATGGAATTTCTATTAACTCTCAATGACAACATTGTAGTTCAAAGATTTTTCAATGTTAGGGGTTATAACCCTAAAGCAAAAAATTCAGTTGACCTTTATTATTTAGTTGAGGAGATTGCGCGAGATTTGCAATATCACCTAAAAATGAAAACTGTAATCTACATGACAGACAACAGTGAATCTATCATGCATGATGCGTCGATTATGGATACTTCATATACTGACGGTCCTGAAATTTTTAATATTTTAATCAAAAATGGTGACACGACAATTTGTCACAGAATTTTTGATGGAAAATTTTTCCCACCAAAAGTGAGGTATACTGTGGATGTACGTCCATTCTTGAAAGATATCTTACGAGATCTTACTGACATTTTTTCATCCCAATCATTAAGTTTCAAATATTTGGATCTTGATCTAAGTAAGTGAATATTTAATAATACTAAGGGGCATATTACGACAACATGAACAAAAATTTCGATTATTTGGGGAACACATTCCAGATTCAGTTATTGAATCAGATTGTGGTAGATAAAGATTTTTCTTCTTCAATAATGGATGTTATTGAAGCGAATTATTTTGATAACAAGTATTTCAAGATCATTCTTCAAATGATCAAAGAATACTATGTAAAGTATGAGTCCACTCCAAATTTCGATACTCTCGAACAAATTGTTAAGTCTGAAGTTTCTCAAGAACTGGTTGTAAAAATTGTATTAGACACCCTTAAACAAGTTAAAGACGCTCCGTTTGAGGGGACTCAATTTGTTCAGGAAAAAGCTTTGAAGTTTTGTAAACAACAAGAACTTCAAAAGGCGATGGACAAGGCTCAGAAGATAATCACCCAAGGTGATTTCGAATCTTACGACAAAGTTGAAGGTTTAGTTCGAGAAGCGTTACAAGTTGGAGAAATCGAAAAAGGACAGTCTGATATTTTCTCTGATTTGGATACAGTTTTGGATGAGGACTATAGACATCCAATACCTATGGGAATACCTGGTATTGACAAATTGTTGAAGGGTGGATTAGCTAAAGGAGAAATTGGAGTTATACTTGCACCAACTGGTGTTGGTAAAACAACAATACTAACTAAAATCGCTAATACGGCATTCAATATGGGATATAATGTCTTACAAATATTTTTCGAAGACAACCCTAAGATAGTTCAACGTAAACATTTTACAATTTGGACAGGTATTCCACCTGACGAATTGGCGAATCATAAAGAAGAAGTGATGGGTAAAATTACTGAGATTCAAGAAACAATGAAAAACAAACTTGTTCTCAAAAAGTTAGCTTCGGATACTATGACGATGAACCAAATCAAAAACCAAGTTAGGAAGTTGATTGCTGACGGAACAAAAATCGATATGGTTATGTTAGACTATATTGATTGTGTTTTACCTGAGTCATCATCGAAAGATGAGTGGAAAGCTGAAGGGTCTGTTATGAGAGGTTTTGAGGCTATGTGTCACGAACTAAATTTAGTCGGATGGACAGCAACTCAAGGTAACCGAAGTAGTATTTCTTCTGAAGTAGTAACTACAGACCAAATGGGTGGATCAATTAAGAAAGCTCAAGTTGGACACGTAATCATTACAGTAGCTAAAACTCTTCAACAGAAAGAAATGAATCTAGCGACTATCGCAATCACAAAGTCTCGTCTTGGAAAAGACGGAGTTGTTTTCGAAAATTGTAAGTTCAACAACGAATTACTTGAAATTGATACAGAAAGCTCTGTGACATTCTTAGGATTCGAAGAACAACAAGAAGAGAAAAAAAGAGACAGGGTAAAAGAGTTGATGGAGAAAAGAAAACAAAAAGAGTCACAACAAAAACAACAATTATAAAATACAATTACTTATGGAAAAAATTTTAACAGAAAATCCTAATCGATTTGTCATATTCCCTATTGAGCATAACGATATTTGGGAGTTTTATAAATCTCACCAAGCGGCATTCTGGACTGCAGAAGAAGTCGACTTGACTAATGATATCAGGGATTGGAACAACTTGACAGAAAACGAACAATATTTTATTAAAAACATCCTTTCATTCTTTGCCGCCTCTGATGGTATTGTGAATGAAAACCTAGCTGAGAATTTTGTCAAAGAAGTTCAATACCCTGAAGCAAAGTTTTTCTATGGATTTCAATTGATGATGGAAAACATTCACAGTTTGATGTATTCCTTGTTGATTGATACCTATATCTCTAACGAGAAAGAAAAACAACTTTGTTTCACGGCTTTGGATAATCTGCCTGCGGTTCAAAAGAAAGCTAAATGGGCTTTGGATTGGATCAAGAACTCTACTTTCCAAGAAAGACTCGTTGCATTTGCCGCGGTAGAAGGTATATTTTTCTCAGGATCATTTTGTTCAATCTTTTGGTTGAAATCAAGAGGTATTATGCAAGGATTGTGTAATGCTAACAGTTTAATTTTCAAAGATGAAAACCTTCACTGCGACTTCGCAATTCACTTGGTGAACAATCATTTGGAAAACAAACCATCTGAAAAAAGAATTAAAGAAATTCTATTGTCCGCTTTGGAGATTGAAAAAGAATTCATCACTGAATCACTACCAGTTTCACTTATCGGTATGAACTCTAACCTCATGAAACAATATTTGGAATTCGTCACTGACCAGTTGTTGGTTAAGTTTGAATGTAAAAAAGAGTTCAATGTAGAACAACCATTTAAATTTATGGAACAAATTGCGGTTGAGACAAAAGGTAACTTTTTTGAGTCTAGAACTATGGAATACCAGAAGGCTAAACTAAACGAAGAATTATCATTTGATTCTGATTTTTAATTTAATACTTTTATACCTATGATGTCATTAAAAATTAAAAAGAGAAACGGGGATGATGTTGCATTCAATCCTCAAAAAATTTATAATAGAATTAAACGAGCTGCAAAAGGTTTAACTGTAAACTCTGATGAGATTTTCATTAAGGTGATTACATCAGTACCAACTGAAGGTAATATAACAACAAAAGAGTTAGACAAACTTGTTTATGAGATTGCAGCGGCATATACTGGCAGTCATTATGATTATTCGAGACTTGCAGCATCAGTTGCTATTTCATCGTATCATAAAGAAACTTCCCCAAGTTTTTATAACGTGATGCATGCTCTTCATGTTGATGGTGTCGTTCATGATGAACTAATGTATATCGCCGAAAAGTATGGTCCGTCTAAGATTGATGAGGTAATCAATCATGAGAATGATTATAATTTTGATTACTTTGGATGGAGGTCTTTACAAGAAATGTATTTGTTGAAGACACCTGAAGGAAGAACAATTGAAAGACCACAACATATGTACATGAGAGTGGCGTTGTGGGTAACCAATTCATTTGAAGAGGCGGTAGAGTATTATCATTCATTATCAAGTCAAAGAATTTCTAAGGCGACTCCAATAATGATTAACGCAGGAACCAAAGTCCCTCAACTTGCTTCTTGTGTATTACATTATAATAATTCAGATTCAAGAGAAGGATTATTAAAAACCTTGAATGATATTTCAACATATTCTTCAGATGCTGCGGGTATTGGATTGTCTATGTCAAACATCAGAAGTAAAGAAAGTAGAATCAAATCATCTGGTGGTTTTGCTGGTGGATTGTTAAAATATCTTAAGATTGTAAACGAATCTTTAAGGTTCTTCAACCAACAAGGAAGAAGACCTGGTAGTGCTGCGATATACTTGGAACCATGGCACAAAGATATTTTCGATTTATTGGATATCAAAAAGAATACAGGTGCTGAAGAATTGAGGGCAAGAGATTTATTTACCGCACTTTGGATTCCTGATAATTTCATGAGAGCGGTAAAAAACAATGAAGATTGGTATTTGTTCTGTCCAAATGATATTATCAAAGCTGGTATCAAACCTTTACAAGAGTGTTATGGTGAAGAGTATGAACAAAACTATCGTAAGGCTGTTGACTTGGGTATTGGTCGTAAAGTGAAGGCACAAGAGGTATGGAGTAAGGTAATTGAATCTCAAATTGAGACGGGTGTTCCTTACTTGTGTGCTAAGGATAGTGCGAATAAGAAAACAAACCATCAAAACATTGGTGTTATTAAGCAATCTAACCTATGTAATGAAATTTATCAGTACACTGACGAAAAGACTACTGCAATTTGTACCCTATCTTCAATTGTGTTGAAAAACTTTATTGTTGACGGTAAGTTTGATTATAACCTTCTAATCCAAGAAGTAAGAAAGGCTGTAAGAGCATTGAATAATGTTATTGATAAAAACAATTATTCTACAGAAAAGGGCCTTAAGGGTGGTCTTGAACAACGAGCAATCGGAATTGGTGTTCAAGGATTAGCGGATGTGTTTTGTCTTTTGGATTACGTTTTCACTTCGGATGAAGCCAAAACGTTGAATAAGAATATCTTCGAGGCAATTTATTTCGCGGCAGTTACTGAGAGTAATGAATTGTGTAAGAAAGGTATCAGAAAACCTTATGAGTTCTTCAAAGGTTCTCCAATGTCAAAAGGTATTTTCCAATTTGATATGTGGGGTCTTAATGACTCTGATTTGTTCTTGGATTGGGAAACATTAAAAAAAGATGTTCAAGAATATGGTGTTTGCAATTCATTATTCACCGCTCAGATGCCAGTTGCGTCATCAGCTAAGATTACAGGTTCATTCGAAATGACCGAACCAGCACACTCTGCGTTATTTAATAGACGTGTTGTAGGTGGTGAAATTATGATTGTAAACAAATACTTGATTACTGACTTTGAGAAAATTGGTATTTGGTCTGAGGATTTGAAAAATGAAATTATTTTGAATGAAGGATCAATTCAAAACATTAACTTTAATCAATATCTTGATGTTGAGGATAAAAACTACAACAAAAAAGTTAAAAGAATTGAACACTTGATTCCAAAATATAAAACTATTTGGGAGATTTCACAGAAAGAATTGATTAACATGGCGGCAGACAGAGCACCATTTATTGATCAATCTCAATCTATGAACATTTATATGCCGAATCCAACATTGTCAAAGATTACTTCTTCACACTTCCACTCTTGGGAAAAAGGATTGAAAACTTTGTGTTACTATGTAAGAACAAAGGCAATATCGACAGGAGCGAAACATTTGGCGGTTGACATTTCAAAAATTCAAAAACCAAAACCTCAACAAGAAGTACCTAAAGTAGATTATAGTAGTATGAATTTACCACCAAAACCTGAAGGTATCGAAATTGAATGTTTTGGATGTTCATCTTAAAACAATTTAAATCCCAACTTATGTTGGGATTTTTTATTTTGGGCTATTTATAAGGAAACTAATCGAAGTATATTTATCTTTATGGCGAACGGAGTTACATATGGATTAAATTTCCCATTTCGGGATTCTCGACGTGGGGATTATTTGGAACTCACAGAATTTGAGTCCCAACAAATCAAATCGGATTTAATACATTTATTATTAACTAGAAAGGGAAGTAGATATTATTTACCTGAGTTTGGTACTAGATTGTATGAATTTATTTTTGAACCATTTGATGGTTTGACATTTGACGCTATACAATCGGATATTAGAGACGCGGTTGAAACCTTCATGCCAAACTTATTATTAAATCAAATATCTATTACACCAGCTGATCCTGAATTAGAGGTTGATACAATGTTGGGTGAAAATACTGTAGGGACAAGTGAATCGCCAGTTTATAGATTTCCAGGAAAAGGGACATCTGAGTATACTGCAAAAATTAGAATAGATTACGCGAACAATAGAAGTTCTTTTGCTCAAAGTGATTTTGTTATTATAAATATTTAATATAAATGGCTAATCGTAAAATATCATATACCACTAGAGATTATCAGGGGATAAGAACCGAACTATTAAATTATGTGAGGACTTATTATCCCGAGCTCATACAAGATTTCAATGACGCTTCAGTATTTTCTGTGTTCTTAGATTTGAATGCCGCGGTTGCTGATAACTTACACTACCACATTGATCGAAGTATTCAAGAAACGGTTCTTCAATACGCGCAACAAAGATCTTCAATATATAATATAGCAAGAACTTATGGTTTGAAACTTCCTGGCCAAAGACCATCGGTATCTTTGGTTGATTTTTCAATCACAGTCCCGGCGTTCGGAGACAAAGAAGACGAACGATACCTTGGAATTTTAGCAAGAGGATCTCAAGTCACTGGAGCGGGAATTGTATTTGAGAATGTATATGATATAGATTTCACATCTCCTTACAACGCTCAAGGTTTCCCAAATAGATTAAAAATACCTAACTTCAACGCTAATAATGTTTTAGTTAACTACACAATTACCAAAAGAGAATTAGTTGTAAACGGTGTTACCAAAGTATTCAAAAGAGTCATTACTCCAAATGATGTAAAACCATTCTTCGAACTATTCTTACCTGAGAAAAATGTTTTGGGAATTACGAGTGTTTTATTAAAGAGTGGAACTGAGTATACTAATTTGCCAACTACAGCTGAATTTTTAGGTTTGTCTAATAAATGGTATGAAGTCGATGCATTAGCTGAAGATAGAGTTTTCATCGAAGATCCAACTAAAGTTTCAGATCAACCTGGTATTAAAGTAGGTAGATATATTCAAACTTCTAATAGATTTATAAGTGAATATACTCCTGAAGGATTTAAAAAACTCACATTTGGAGGTGGAACAAATACCGCTCAAGATGCTCTTGATCAGTTTACAACCTTAGGTGCTACCTTAGATATACAAAGATATTCAAATAATATATCTTTGGGATCGGCTCTTACACCTAATTCAACACTATTCGTTCAATACAGAGTTGGTGGGGGATTGGGTACAAACTTGGGGACAAATGTAATTACACAAATCGGAACAGTTTCTTTCTTTGTCAATGGACCATCCGAAATTACGAACTCCTCAGTTGTAAACTCATTAAGATGTAATAACGTCACTGCTGCAGTAGGTGGCGCTGGATTACCTTCACTGGAAGAAATCAGAAATTATGTGTCATTCAACTTCTCAGCACAAAAGAGAGCTGTGACAGTTCAAGATTACGAATCTATAATTAGAAACATGCCATCAGAGTTTGGGGCACCTGCTAAGGTTTCTGTCACTGAAGATAACAACAAGATTCTTATTCAGCTTCTATCATACGACACCTCAGGTAAGTTGACCAACATTGTTTCGAATACTTTGAAACAAAACATTGCAACTTATTTGTCAAACTATAGAATGATGAATGATTATATTTCAATTCTTACTGCTGAAGTAATAGATCTGAGCTTAGAAGTATCGATAGTTCTTGATTCCGCACAAAACTCAGGACAAGTAATTGCTGATGTTGTTGATAGAATATCAACATACTTCAATCCACAAACACGACAGTTGGGTCAAAATGTTTATTTGTCTGAAATACAAAGTATAGTACAGAATCAAAATGGTGTATTGACTGTGGCTGGAATTAAAGTGTTTAATAATGTTGGAGGACAATACTCTTCAGCTGAGACATCAATGCAATATTCGAATCCCGAAACACGAGAAATTCAACCAGTAGATGACACAATATTTGCGCAACCTTTCCAAGTCTATCAAGTTAGATATCCGGCAAAAGATATCAAGGTGTCCGTGAAAAACTTCCAATCTATAACCTTTTCTTAATAGGTTTATTATACTCATTTCTTGTTTATGATTTAAGGTGTGTGTTAGAAAATAACACCTAAACTATTTATAAACTAAAGATAATACATGGGTGATTCATATAGAATTAGGACCGAACTTGGAACCAACAAATCTATAAATTTACAGTTGGACCAAGATTTCGAGTTTCTAGAAATCCTATCTCTCAAGATTCAACAAAGTGAAATTTACACAAGGAGTTGTGCTGACTATGGCGTTTTAGTTGGTAGAGTCACCGCAAACAACGGATTTGGACTACCAAACGCGAGAGTTTCAATTTTCATTCCTATTGAACAGATAGATGAATCAAATCCAATTATCTCAAGTATATACCCTTATAAATCTCCTACTGATAGGAATGAAGATGGGTATAGATACAACCTATTACCCTACAATCCTTCATATTCAAAACATGCCGCAACTGGTACATTTCCCACAAGATCAGATGTATTGACTGGATCGACTGTGGTTGAAATCTACGACAAATACTTCCGATTTACATCTAAAACTAATGAGAGTGGTGATTACATGATTATGGGAGTTCCGTTGGGAGAACAAACCATAGTTATGGATGTCGACTTATCTGACATTGGTGAATTTTCACTAACGCCACAGGATTTGATTAGAATGGGTTTGACAACGGAAGCACAAGTTGCTGGGAATAGATTTAGATCATCAACTGATTTAAATTCTCTCCCACAAATTATCAATCTATCGAAGACTGCAGATATTTCTCCACTTTGGGGAGATCCTGAAATTTGTCAAATATCAATCAACAGAGTTGATTTTGATTTAAGGGACGATGCTAATGTTGATATTCAGCCCACCTCAGTATTCATGGGGTCAATGTTTTCTTCTCCTGATAAGTTCAGGATTAGGAAGAACTGTAAACCTAAAGATAACTTAGGTAATCTATGTGATCTCACATCAGGACCAGGTCAAATATTGGCAATACGTCAAACTATAGATCAAGATGAGGATGGTAATCCTGTTTTGGAAGTTTTCGAGTTGGAACAAGCTGGAAACATTATTGATGGGGATGGAACGTGGTTGACTGAGTTACCAATGAATTTGGATTATGTTATCACCAACGAATTTGGTGAAAGAGTTGTCTCTAATGATCCAACTTTGGGTATACCAACTAAAGGGAAATATAGATTCAAAATCAAATGGACGCAACCAAATGATTTGACTATGCAAACAAGGCGACCAAGTTATTTGGTTCCTAATGTAAGAGAATATGGGTGGTTAGACCCTGACGTGGACCCAACAAACTTAGGGAGTCAAACACAGAAAAAAACTCAAGAAAGCTCATATTATTTTGGGTTAGCGTGGTCAGGGTATACAAATGGATTTACTGGCACGGCCCAAATAGATAGGTTAAACGAAATTATCGACTGTGAAGACACGTTCTATCAGTTTCAATTCAACCGAGTGTATACAATTTCATCGTTGATTGACCAATACAAAAAAGGTGATGGACGAGGAAAATTTATTGGGATTAAAGAAATTGATGATGATTCTTGTTCAAGTACAATAAATAAGTTCCCAGTCAACGACGGTTTTAAAAATTTCGACTTATTATATTTTCTTTTTTCAATAATTTTCACTGTCATACAATTTGTTGGGTCGGTTTTATTAGTTGTTGCCCACCTTTTACTTTTCATATACACCACAGTCATTGAAGCTTTGTGTTTTTTATGCGGAATTAAAATTCTACGTTTGAGACCCTTCGCGTTTATTTGTAGAGTTCTAAGGATCAAGTGTGAGACAAAAAGTTTTTTGGTACGTTTACCAATGCTAACTTACCCTGATTGTCAATCATGTACTTGTACAGAAACTAACGTTGACTCATCAGCTCTTTTAGGAGGAACTAATGGAGTGTTGACATATGTTTCCTCACCATCAAGTTATTATGATGGATTACAATCTTTGTTTGGTGCAGATGGAACACCTTCTGAGGATGTCCAACTCAAATCTTTGATTTTCTCAGAAGCCCTCGGAGGTAACGATGACTCAGTAACAGATTTAAACATATTTAAAACACCGGTGTCTCAAGTTGTTAGATTTCTATCGGACGAATCTGATGAAAGAAAACACTTTGCTTATTCAAAAAGTTTGTCATTAGGTGAGAGAATAAACTTGTTTAATACAAGAAAATCTTATTTCGAGGAATTGAATAAAATCAAAGTCACTTTTTCTAAAAATTCAAATTTAGGAAAGTTTCACTTTGATAACTCAGTGACTATTTTGTCTAACCAATTTTATGAGTCAGGACAATTACTAACAACGGTAAATCCTGCAACATCAACTGACAAAAATTTCTTTTTTATAACACAAACTAATAATGGATTAGTCAATGGAATTACAGGGACAACGATTCAAGGATCAACAAATGTTACAGTGAATTATGCTTTAACCGAACTGACAGATACCAGTGTCTCATATTACCTACCAACAGGAAGTACTGTAACCCGTCAACAATATCCTCAAGACAGAGAATATTTTCAAGTTGTGACGGCAATCACAATATCTGACGCAATAAAAATATGGAGTACTAGTGATTTGGAAACCTTCCCTAATGTTTTGAGTGCTCCATCAAGAATATTTTTGGCTAAGCATAGGAGTACAATAGGATATAAGGAAGAGGAAAATCTTTTGATAAGTCCACTTTCGGTACTAGAAAATTTAGATAGTCAATACATTTTAATCCTACAAAGAGGTGTCGATCCATATTCTCCAACATATGAGAACGAATATAAACTCGGTAGAATATTTGGTAAAAATATAGATGATAGTAGTTTGACAATAACTGCTACAACTCGATTGAACATTCCTATTCAAAAGTTGACACAGACAAATATTTCTGTGCAACCTTTCAACCAAAATGGAATGTTTTATCCATCTTATTTTTTCCAAGCTGGAAATGGGTTCAGTGGATTTACAACTTCCACAGTTGGTTATTATGGTAGTTTGGATGCAACACGTGACACAATAGGTGATGGGTTGAACAAGAGAAATATCGGAGGTGTAATTGGGATGGTTTCAGCAACTAACAATGATTTTTATTCCTCAACGCAAAACGCCGCGAAATATGATTTATCCGAAGATGTTTCGGGAGCGTCGTACATATATGGAAACATTACCGCTGGATTTAGTTTTGGTTATAGGGATGTAAGATTTATATATTTGACACCAAATGCATATCCGACATTGACTGGATCCCCAATGTCTATCTCATCCAAAGTTAATAATGTAATGAGAACTGACAGATTACCTTCATCTGATGCGTTGAATGGTAGCGCTTGGACTACAAATCCTGCATTGTTACAACAAAACAACAACTTTATATTTTATGAAATACCTGAATTAGATGAACCTACAGAATTGGTTGGATATGCTACGGGTGCACAAATTGCTACTGCTGATTTAGAGGGGCTACCAAATGAATTGACGGTATTATCAACATTTGATTGTGAGAACATGGTTGGATTAGATTGTTATACTGGTTTTGGAAATAACTTCGAAGTCAATCAGGAATGTACAACCAAAGATGCGGTTGAAAAGGGGTGTTATATTTTCATGAGAAGACCTGGTTTGGATTTGGTGAAAGATCTTGGAAACTTTGGAGAATGGGCTTTCAGATTTAGATTTTTCTATGGATTGTGCCGAGGAGTTCTTTCCCAATCATTTATGAATAATTGGGTGAATGGGTCATTATATTTTTTTCCGATTCAAGTTGATACTTTCTATAATAAACAAAATAGAGTTGGACAAGTTAGATTTTGTGAAGATGTTGTGTATTACAATCGGGATAGTAATAATTTCTATTATAGAAGTAGTCCTTATAACAATAATAGTAATAAATTCATAGGTAAGAGATCGGATCAAACAGGAGTCAACGATCTAAATCTATTGTTTCCTACGACTGTAATCAACTTAGGCATGAAGGATTATTTCTATTCTGAAATAACATTTGATCCTTCAACTCGAGGATTTATATTACCAAACATTAACCCAACAAGTTATGCTGACACTTCGGACTTGGTCAACCTTTTTGTAATATCTAGAATCACTGATGAAAATTTCTTACAACAATTGATACCTTTGGGAGATAACTCAATAAACCAATTGTTCTCAAGAGATGAGAGAAGAATAGATGGGGATTTAGCTCAGTTAATGTCAATTAACAGTGAAATTGGTAATATCAATTTTTCTCCTGAGTATTATGACAACGTGCCGGGTGAAACTAATCAGCCAACACAAATTCTTGGAACCGCAAAGAACCCGACAATTGCGGTGTGGTTTTCTTCAACGACAGAAGATTTACAAACTAAGGACTATCTAACACCAGGTAAAATCAATTTTAGAGGAGAAGATAACATCGGATATTATCCATACCCGTATGAAATAAAATCTCAACAAGTTCCATTCTATCAGTGGAAGTTAGATAATACAAAATTGATATTCGGAACTCAAGATAATACGTGGGCGACATCTTCTTCTGATATTGTTCAAAACACTAGATACCAATCTTTGGATAGGTATTCAACAAGTACACCTTATTTCTTAGGATCGAACGCTATATCTAATGACTTGAATGCTCGAGGGTATATCTTTAATGTGAATGGAACCGTAGGTGATGGGCAATACCTTTCAACGGGTGCAATCAAACAAAAGTTTGTTGTGGGAGCTCCATTCCAATTCTATTTCGGAACCATAGTTGGTCAAACCGCTTTGGATAAATTCAAAACAAAATACTCCGTAGATGAATAAGTATACTTTAATACCGAGTGGACTAAGATATAAAGGTGCTCCGTCTATTGATGAAGAACTCTCTATCACATTACAGCAACAAGGCCAACAGATTACTGAATATGATAGAACTCAAACAATCAACTTAGCTCAAGTTTATGAAGATGAAAGACAAACCTGTACAGTTTTTAGACCTACTTTTAAAATAACTTATTTATATGATAATGTTTATGACGGAGTAACAACTTATCAACCGTTCGAATATAATCTATATTATACAGACCCGAGTAAATCAAAACAAAGTGGTATATGGAAAGGGTTTCCCCAATACTATGAGTTTGATTTCTATAGACCGAACGTGAATGACTCTCATTTTTCTTACAAATCTAAAAGTGCTTACACTTATAATTGGATGTATTATTTAACATATCCATTCAAGAATGACTATGAGAAAGAGCTGACTTATTATTCTTCGGATGATAATAACATAACTTGGGTTGCATCTCAAGGAATTCCGTTCACCATACAAAGGACTACACAAAATGGAAATGGTCTCATTTCATTTATTTGTATTGCTCCTCATGGATTAACTCCAGGAGAGTATGTTGAACTATCTTTAACTTATCGAGATTCAAATATCTTTCAAGTATATTCTTTAGGGAATGGTAAATTTGAAAGTGATGTACACGTATTTAATGTGTTCAATATTGGATACACAGGATCAACATTTAATAATGGAGTTGAAGGCACGTTCAAAAGAGTCATTAACCCTGATAATTTGGAGGAAACGAAATCAAAGTATTATATAAAACAATATAAGTTTCTAACAAACATAGAAGATCTTGCAATGACAAAGGCGGGATTTGAGAAAAACGTATTCAATGAAGATAAAAAGATTGAATATAGCTCAATAACACCAAATTTAGTTACAAGAATTTCTCAAAAAAATAGTAGTAACACTTACGATGTTACAACAAACTATGATCTCGATCTTGTAAATTTGTTGGACAATCAAAAAAGACCAATCAATGAAATTAGTTTGACAATCGTCAATAAAGGATATTCAGGGTATTTCAATCAACCTTTGAATAGAATTGGTATCAAACAAGGGTGGGAGTTCAATTTAACAAAAACCACTAATCCATGGTGGGATTTGAATAATGAAACGTCAAATTCTAATGTATTAACTTCAGCATATACTCAAACAAATGGATCAACAAAAACTTTCTTCTACAACTTAGATTTGAAAAAAGATGATGTTATGGATGGAGATTTTTGTGAATGGAATGATTATGAACAAACAGAGAGAGTTGTTTCACCATACTATCATAAGATAAAATTCAATCAAAATGTTTTCCAATCAACTCCTGACTATACAACTAACCCACCAGGATATTATTATACACCACATAATTCAATGACTTTGAAAGTTTTTTCGGATTATGTTGAGACAGGTGAATTAGAAACTATAGACGCAACTCCAAGTTGGGCATTTTACTCCACAGCGGATGAACAATTCAGATGGAGAGACTTATATACCTATGGATATATTGACAACTTAGGTAGGGGAGTAGACTATCCATTTATGAATACTGCACAATATCCATATACAAGTGTAGTATTTAGACTAATCCCTGAAGGAATAAACTACAACGACAACCTAGATGGATCTGACGTTGCATTCAAACCATTAGTCGATGAATGTGAATAAATTTCAAATTAAACAAGGTGGGGTAACCAACAAGCAGATCAATATTCCTGTTCAATTACAATGGGATTATTTGGGTATGGACTTGTCGATAGATGAGTATGAAGTCAAAATGATCGAAGAGGTGATTGGAAAAGGACGAGACTTTGAAGTTTCTCGATTTGCTCACGCACCTGCGACTGGGACAACTGATAACACCGAGGTTAATTATGAATTCTACTTTTACTCGGGTGGATCTTTGAATGACCAATCAAATTGGAGATTGGACTATCAAAGTGAGGGATTTACACCACAAGAAATATATTATTATAGAAATAACTTTGCAAATTCTTTTTTTAAATTGGACTTGTATGATACCCCCGATGAAAAAAAACAAACCAATTATGTGACAATCATATTACCTACTCAACAAGGTTTGACTATGGAGGCACAAATGCAAAGAACTTTGGTTAACATAAAGAAACCAAAATTTGTTTTGGATTATATAGGAGATAAAGATGGTTTTTTTATTTATTGGTTGAAAAAAAGGACTTTCTTGAATATTGACACATTCTACATGTCAGCAAAATTTTATGATGCCAAAGTTGGGCAATTCAAAACTATGATGACAGGTCGGGGATCGAATCCATTGGATCTAACTAACGGACCACAATATAACTTAGTTGGTAATAAATACGCTTTCGACAATACACAATATTTTTATTATACCGTAAAGTTGAACTATAGAACTTTGGCTTACGAAGTTCTGAATACTTATGGGCAAAGGTTGGGAACCAATATTCCCATAAAATGGTATGAGTACGTCAATCCAACGCAGTAATGGGACAAGATTATTATAAGTTTATAGTTTCACCTGAAAACATCAAAGGAGACCTCTCAGTTGTTGATTATAAGGGAACGCCTGTCGGAGTGTATTCTGCAATGACTCAGGTTGTCAGCGCTGGACCAAGTGGAACTTCTATCTTGACAGGGCTGTCTGTTAATATTCTATTGAGACAAACTGCCGTGGATGTTGGGTATTATAGTCCATTTGATGGTGCGGTTTTACAGAAAGATGTAGTTACGAACTTTATTTTTTCTTCAACTACGTCGAATCCATACATTTGGAATATATACAACACATCTGAGCAATTTCAAAAGTTTTTGGAATTATCTTCTTACAAGGTCGATTGGGGGGATGGAAGCCCTAAACAAACTATTACGACATTTTCTCCTGATTCGATAAGCCACACCTATCCCGAAGCAACTACTCAGTATACCATTACTTTGGAACAAACAAATCCTTGGGGGGTGACTAAGGTATCCAAAAAAATAAATGTTCCATATTCAAATGTTGTTCCCTTCAATCCAACAGGACAAGCATTCTTTGCACCTTCAACTGGAAATTGGATTGGTACTCCCGTTTCTTATGATTATATCTTTTCAGGAGACGCGGTAAATGAAGTTTCGGCACAAACATCTAACAACTATGTAACGGTGCCATTCACAGTTTCAGGTAATACTAAATCAAGAGTAAATGAATTAGCATTGTATGGAACTCCAAAATTTCAAGTCGGAGTACCTGTAATTTCAAATGGACAAATATGGGGGGCGATATCGGACATCAATCCAATATACACCGCCTATACTATTACAGAGGTAAATTATTATGACTACAATGACGGAACAACCATTTTCTTTCAACAATCTTCAGGATTTACTTCAAATAATTTGACTTCAGTTCCTATCACAAAAGATGAGGTTTTACTGAAAGTGATCGACCAAGCACAAATACAGACAAATGTTTTTGTGGAAAGAGGAAAAGTAAGTGCCTATGAGAGAGTTCAAAGATTGGGAGAAGTAGATAACTTGGGGGATATGATCAACTACGGGTATGGATTTTTTAATGTAGTTAATAAGCAAAGACCTCTTTGAAAAAAAGAACTAAACTATTTATAAAATAAAAATAAGATATGGCAATTGGATCATATGGCACGATAAGACCTTCAGATGTTTCACCCGCTGACGTTGAAATCATAATGAATTACACTCCAACAAGAGATGTGACAGATCAATTTGTGTTAACAAAATTAGATGCACAAACTATTCTGAGACCTTATTTCGCAAACAGTGAAACTGGAGGTACACCAGGAGTAGAAGTTTTGGGAGGACTTTACAATTTAACTCTTCCTGCGAATCAATTTAACGCTTTGGGAATTTATACACTTTATCTGAGACCAGCCGAGATTAGAACAGTAATCTCAGATTGTGGGGTTCTAAGTGCATTACCGAACGTGAAAGGTATTATCATTGACATTACAGATGTACCAGTACAATATCAGAATAAATTTGTACCACAGGGATTAGTTGGATTTAGAATTGAATATCTAAACTCAGACGGATCTAGAATACCCAACTTTTTCAGAGTTGTTACATCTAGTTTCTTTTGCGAACCTGTTGTAACTAATGAAGTAAACACGACTCAGAAAGCTATACGATATAGATATGTTGATGGAAATTCAAATTTAATATTTCTAACATTATCTCCTTCATCTTCGCCAACAAACAAACCAAACGCAACACCGTTTATTGGTCAGCCAGATCAGAATATTATCATTACTAATACCTTTTTCAATCCAGTGACAATCGAAATTGAAATGGTTGAGTACGATATCTCATCTCTTGCGATTGCTCTGTATGGTAATCAAACTAAATCTATCGATGATGGTATATACACTATCTACGACTCAAGTAACAACATATACAGACAATACAATCTTTACGAAATTAGAGATCAATTTAATGCTCTTCTTTATGAGGTTAGACAGAGTAGAGGTAATAATATTGATTTCAGTAAAAACTTTACAAACATAACTAGTTAATGGCTACGACTCAAAGTACTACCAAATTTTTTTACCCACCACGGCCAGGTAGTGGTGCTGCAACCTTCTCTGACAATATTGTAGGATTACAAACAGTTGAAGGGGGAGGGTTGACGCAAGGTAACTTCGAGTTTACAACTTCGGTAGTTGAAAAAGTTAACAGAACTTTTAACGTAGGAGCGTTTTCTGAACCAATCAATTTAGAGGGATTAGATATCAATGATGTTAATGAAAGTAGAAGAATACTTGCAACACAATTCAGAGTTTACCCGAACTATGATGTGTCTCAGGTTCTAAACTTTTCGATGTATGGATCATTAAGTAAACGATTCCAAGTTTCGATAACAGACATCATTCATAAGTTTCCAGCATCACTCGATGTAGTATTTAACAATCCACAGTTTATTACAGCCGCAACGGCTACAAATATATCTTATGATTCAGTATTAGATGAAACATCTTTTCGTGTCTTTGTAAGTAGAATCAATAACCCTTTTGATATCGATTATTCAATTTCTGCGGCAACTAATCTATCGGTTAGGGAGATTGTAGTTTCACCATATCGTAATTTATATAACACCTATTTGGACTATTGCGTCTCCATTGACGACAATATTTTCAACTTAGTTTCTTTCACTCCATCACCAACATTATCGACAGGATATGTTGATTTCATAGTTTCGGGAGCACCTTTCGGAACAACTGCGGCAACTTTCTTTAGAGATTTTCAAATTAGACCAAACGATTTTGTTGTAGATAAAGTTTTCGCTGAAGACTTCGATGAAGTACAAAAGTTCCTTCTTAATAGATTGATTAGACCCGAGTATACCGCCCTCTTCCAAGTTCCACAACAAAACGAAGCTGGACAGTTTTTTACAGACTACAAACAAGTAACTTGGCCAAAAGAAGGAGTTTGGAACTTGGATATCAAGTCATTCTTGTTCGAAAATTATTTATCTCAATTGGAACAGATCGCCGCCAACTTAGATGAGTTTAAAACTAATTTAGTTTCAAGATTTTTAATCTCTGACTCGTTGAAGGAATTTGATACGCTTGGAAGAAAAGTTGAGAAAATATTTCAAATTTATGGTAGAAGTTTCGATCAAATTAAACAATTTATTGATGCGTTAGCTTACATGAATTCCGTAAGTTATAATGCGACAAACGACATACCATCACAACTGTTAGTAAATTTAGCACAAACTTTAGGTTGGAGCTCTAATTTTTCTCCAATAACAAATGAAGATTTTCTAAGTTCCGTATTTGGGAATACATCAACACCAACATATCCTGGATATGCTAGAGCTCTAACACCAACTGAGTTAAACTACTCCTTCTACCGTAATTTAATTCTAAATGCGTCATACCTTTTCAAGTCAAAAGGTACTCGAAGATCTGTAGAGTTTATGTTACGGTTAATTGGGGCTCCTGAATCACTAATCGAATTCAATGAATACATATACTTGGCTGACCAAAAAATCAACATGGAGCAATTCGATGTTCAATGGGCGGCTATCTCAGGTGGTACTTATGTTGAAAATACACCAGCATATCTACCGGGATCAACGTATAAAATCAAAGGACAAGTATTCACAGCGTTTACCTCAACTAACACATATACTGATGTCACAACACAATTAGATGATTACCCTGTAGATTTTGAGGGATACCCTGACGCTCCTTTAAACACGGAAAGTTATTTCTTCCAAGTAGGGGCTGGATGGTATGAGTCAACACCATCCCATAGAAGTCCCGAAGAAACTGTTATAACTGGTAATGTTTTCACAGGTCAAAATTTTGATGTTCAGACACAGCTGACTCCATTCAGTTATGGACAACCATATCTTGATAGATTCAGAAATTTCCCATTCATGACTGAAGGATTCAAATTGAAAAAAGTTGTGGATAACAACAAATCATGGTTGAGGGATGATGACAAAATAAGAATTTCAACGAGTGCGGACTATAATGCATATTACTTTGTAGACAACGAAAAGTTGGTACTCAATGTTAAAAATGCTGATATTTTCTTAAACCCATCACAAGGGTTAGTTTATGATGTGTGGGATCAATCAAGAAGATATGACTATCCAATACCTGAAACTGGACTCACAGTTAATTATCCTGTACCAGGGGGAGTCGATTCTACCTTTGTAAATCCTGAACCGAAAAAGAAAACATTTTTTGAATTTTCTCAAACCTTTTGGGAAAATATGATCAATGTTAGAAATAGACAATACATCACGGATGGAAAGACAGGAGGATATCCTACTCTACAATCTATCTTTTGGAAATATATTGAATCTCAAAATACGGTAGGTTTACCAAACAATCAATATACCTATCAGAAATTGATAGACTATGTAAATGGTATTGGTCCTTATTGGATGAAGTTAGTTGAACAAATGGTTCCAGCAACAACTTTGTGGAACACAGGAGTCAAGTTAGAAAACTCAATATTCCAAAGACAAAAATTTGTTTACCGAAGACAGAGAGGATGTCAATTTGTGCCAGTCCCTGTCGATCCTTGTTATATAATCTCGAATATTTTCGATTATACATGTACAACAGAATATGTAGATTTTAACATATATCCTTGGTTGAATGGAGATGTTGATGTCAATGACTTTAATAGTATCTTGAGTAACCGAGTCAATAATATGTTAGCCCAAAGTGGATTGACTCTCAATGATTGTGTCCAGAATTCAATAGAAACTACTTGGTATGTTGACCTAAGAATAGATAATCAAATCTTGATTCAAGAACAATTCTATACAGGATATGGATTGAATGACGTTCCAACAAACACCTTATGGAGAAATGCTTTGATTCAGTATTTACCACAGTTATATGATTATGGGTTTACCTATTTCTTGAACGGAAATTTTCTGACAATAACAAGTTTGACTTGTACAGAAAGAAATTTGAATGATACGCTTTCTCTGAATTCTGGGATAAATATAAGTATAAACTGTACTAATAACTAATGGCCTTGAATTATAATATAACGGTAACTGGAGATTGTAGTAGTAACAATTCAGGGGCATTTAATTTATATGTTAGTGGAGGTACCCCTCCGTATACAGTAGAATTTTTAAGTCCTGTCTACGCATCACAAACTATCACGACACAACCAGCTTCATTAGTTGGATTGGCGAGTATAGTCTATCAGATGAGAGTTAACGATAGTAGTTTACCTACTAACGAACAATTCTTATTAAACATACCAATTTCTAGCGGAGTTTGTGGGTCAATTGTTGCAACACAAAATACAACTTGTGGTCTGAACAATGGATCAGTAACTGGATCGTCTACATCCCTTTATTCGTCAACAAACTTTTCATTATATGATGTAAATAACAATTACATCACTTCATCTGTTACCAATACTAACGCAGTAGTATTCGGAGAGTTGAGTGCCGGGACTTACTATTTGGGTGTAACTGACTTGGGGGGTTGTACTGCATTCACCCAAACTTTCATCATTGAAGATTCAGGTACTTTGAATTATGGATTGTATGCGGTTCCTAACTCGAGTTGTGGAGGATCACCAATAGGGAAAATATTTGTTACAGGTCAAACAGGTTTAGCACCTTACTCTTACTTGTGGAGTAATGGCCAGACAGGAAGTACTATCACGGGATTGACTTCGGGTACTTACTCTGTAGATGTAACAGACTCTTATGGATGTACTGTAACTAAAACCGCTGTCATTACAGATGTCAATCCTGTGGGATTAGGATTATTTACTTCAACGGCTCCGAGTTGTTTACAATCGAACGGTGTGATAAATATGACTATCACAGGGGGGACTGAACCCTTTTACTACTCTGCGTCAACAGGAGATGTTTTGGTTTCTTATTCAAGAACATATACTTTATCTAACCTTTCCGCTGGACAATATAATTTCCAAGTAACTGATGCAGGCCTTTGCCAAATGTTTGCTGGTACCACCTTGGAGTCACCGAGTGGTATAACGTCGGTCTCGGTTCAAGGACAAAATTCAAGTTGTTCTAGTAGCAACGGATCTATAACTGTAAATGTAGTAGGTGGAACTACACCTTATACATACACTTTGATATATCCAACTGGAAATCAATTAAACATCAATACAAGTCAAACAACGCAAATATTTGAAAACCTAAGTGGGGGGACATATACTGTTGGAGTTGCGGATAACTCGGGGTGTTCTTACCTCGAGGAGTTAACGATTATTGCTCAAAATAAGTTTTCATTCTCAACTCAAGTTGGTGGAACTTCTTGTAATCAAAACAATGGAACGGTTACTATATTAACCACAACGGGAGCGACACTTCCTTTAGATTATTCTGTGGATGGAATTCAAAACATTGTTGATACAAATTTAACAGGTGTCACGTTCAATAACTTGTCGGGAGGTACGCACATTATAACTGTAACTGATGCTGATGGATGTGCAAGAACTAGCAACATAGTTGTTCCTTTCAGTCAACCACTTACTTATTCGTTGGTAAATACTTCCTGTGGTAGTGGTAATAGTGGAAAAATTACAGCATTCATTACTTCAGGAGAACCTCCATTCACTTTCAATTGGTCGACTAATGTTCCAAATAATCCTCAGTCAATCCAAGTATCCGGATTAACTGCAGGAACCTATTCATTGACCGTGGTCGACAATAATGGTTGTTCTCTCACAAGAAATTCTACTATCTCTTGTAATCAAAATTCTTTAACCTACCAAACATATACAATGGGTGCTGAGGTATTTAACATTGAGTCCCCAACGAAGTTTGGATTGTTACAAATGTTGAATGAAGGGTTCGTAGATTTAACTAATGCCAACAACGGATGTGATCTTGTTAATGCAACATTTACTGCAAAAGTTTCAGTTAATCCATCAGGAGTTGTGGCAACTCAAAATTTCTTTACTTCAACATCGTTAGTAGAAGTTCCGACTGATAATCAGTGGTATGACACTTTAAAAACTTTGTTGTTGGGAATAAATGGAGTTGGTAATGTTTCAATTGATCAGTTGAATAACCAAATAACGATTGAAACAAGCCGAAACAATACTTCATTGGAAGGAGAAGAAATTGTCGTAGAGTTGATAATCGATTATAACATAATTTGTTTATCATGAGCAGTCAGGTTGTAGTCACAGAGATTTCGGGAGGAACATACCCAATTAGTGTATTCATATCGGATATTTACGGAAACTATGAAACTTTTTTGGGAACAATTAGTACTGGACCAGTTCCTCCAAACATAGAATATAACACAGTAATTCCACCAATATTTCAAACTGCACCTGAAATATTGTTGAAAATGGTTGATGCTAACAATTGCCAAGTATTTAAAGTATTGACTTGTGTATTTGGTGATTTCATCATAACTCAAAATGGAATTATAATAATAACTCAAAGTGGTAACAGTTTGGTTTTACAGTCATCGGAAGACGTTCCTTTATAGAACGAAAAATAAAATGGTATATATAGAAAAAAATAATATACAAAAATATTTATAAGTTATGTCAAACACTCGAATAACTGATTTACCCATAGTCTCCGCTGCAACCCCAAACGACAGACTATACATTGTTACTGGCTTTACTGGAGGAACCTCAGGTACTTCAGGTCAGATTGCTTTTTCATCATTCACTGCTAGTATTTCAGGTGGAACTAGCGGTACAAGTGGGTCATCAGGATCGAGTGGAACATCGGGGACTAGTGGGACGAGTGGAACTAGTGGATCTTCAGGACTTGAAGGTAATTTGGCTATATGGAGATTTACGGGAAATACCGATACTACAAGTAATCCAGGATCTTCATATTTTTCATTGAATACAGGTGATGACTTTTCATTGACAACAACTTCAATTGCAATCAATGATACTGCTTACGCGCCATCGGCATCTTTCCAAACTATATTAAATTCACTTACAGTTGATACAATTATTAAACTTGTAAGAGTTGATGATCCATCATATTTCAAAGTTCTTAAAATTACCGCAATAATTCCACCTCAA